CAAGAATGGACTTCGTGTTTATCGATTCCAATATGCGGCATTCGTAGCAGACATCGCCGATTGGTATCCGCAGTATGTCAATCTCGAAAGCCCATTCTACTACGGTACGAATGCTGTCGAGTGTATCTCGTATCTTGCTAACAACACTGGTAAGTTGCAAAAAGAAAAGTTCCTCGACAAGGTAATGGAGAAGATCTATGCAGACACAGGTGCGTTCCCCTACAATGCGGAAGATGTATGTTGCGACTTTATCCGATGGGTCGAGAACTATGTTAAGCCAGGATCGGGATACAACCATCTTGATTTCGACTCCGTCTGGTCATCCTGCAAAATTAAGGATCACCCGTATGGGCGCCAACGTGCGATGCTGGATCTGGGCCTCGTAAGAACTTTTAACGGCATGACAAACCATCCATCAGACGATACTATCCTCAAGCAAGCAGGCATGAGTGTAGCAGAATATAAGGCTAAAGTCCATGAACTTGTTAACTGAATTGCTGGGTGAACATGAGTTTGATATTCAGTATTCTAATATTGCCGAAGTCGAGTATGACGACAAAGGTAAACCTAAACAATCATGGATGAAAGATTGGACTCAAGAGGAGAGGACTGAAAAGTTCTTTGAGTTCTGTCGAGAGTATGACTTACGTCGCGACTCGCTTCTTCGTGACAACTACCAGCAGTTTAGCCATCGCTTGCATTGGCACGAGTGTCCGTTCGTCGATGAGATGAAAGAAGTCGACGATCCTCGAACTGTGCTTGAAGCTTGTCTCATCTTCTCGTTTAGTAATGAACACTGGAAGACTTTCAGAGCATGGAGATCTGGAGGTCCCGAAGCCATGCGTACTCGATTTATGACTGAACGTCATGCTCGATCAGATCTTTTTCAAATCTATTATCCAAAGGATACGAGTGTAAAAGATTGGCTATGTGATGTGCCGAATGATTTTGCTCACATCCATGCTGATCAAATCTTTGCTTCTCGTAATCGTCCTTATACGATGATGGAGTTTGCCAAGAAGTTGAACGAGATCTTTGTAAAGGAGTATGGATTCCGGAATGCCATGTATCCTTGCAAGAATGCGGCTCGACATGTGGCTATGAGTCATCCAGAATGGGTGGATCCTGACTCGTTTCTTCATGGCGGTACAGGTTACTTCGATGGTCTGAGTCAGGTGTTCGACTGCCCGAATCTCATGAGTAAGAGCAAGTACGAGATCAACGAATTCGGCGACTATGTTCCTCTGAACGATGCAGCGAAGATGCAAGTCGAGCATATGGATTATCTGAAGGCACATCCTTCCAATCCAATTCATACGCACAACTATCTGAATCTTGAAGACAAGTTGTGCATGCATTATAAGTATATGGCAGTCAAGTTTGGCGTGAAGTCACAGACGATGCAAATCCCTTATGATTGGGTATATCCCATTGAATGGTCTCTTCGGACCAATAATTATGATAGGCTAACGAATGGCGCATAACAAACATGTTATCGACGGAGTCAATAAAGACGTAGGCTTGTACGGATGGGAACAAGCCAGAGAATATTACCTCAACCTTGCAGAGACATGGACTGATCCCTATCCTGATCCAGTCGTAACAATACACGATGGCATTCGATGCGTACGAGACGATTTGATTACAGGAACGAAGGTTCGCGGCGGCGATTGTCTACTCTCAAGAATCAATCAGTCGACAATCGTATATGTCCAACCTCGCACTGGACTCGCTGGAGTTTCTCTTCTCGATGTAGCAAAACGCCACAACAAGAAGGTGAAGTTGTTCATGCCTTCTTCACAATCAATCTCTCATCATCAGGCATGTTGTATCGAGCAAGGAGCAGAAGCTTCGTTCCACCGTATCGCTGCGATGCCAAACCTGAACAAGATCGCCAAAGATTGGGCAGATTCTCAAGACGATGCGTTCTTCGTTCCACTCGGTCTAAAGCACGAGTTGGTCACGGCTGGTATCGTGAAGGCTGCATCAAAGATCGAAGCACCTGACGAAGTGTATGTGGCCATCTCGACAGGTGTTCTGTCACGTGCAATGCAAATCGCATGGCCAAATGCCAAGTTCCACTCGGTTGCAGTGTCTCGTAACCTCAAAGCTGGCGAACTCGGTCGAGCCGAAGTCATCTCTGAACCGATGCCATTTCAGCAGAGCGAGAAAGCAGAGAATCTTCCACCTTTCCCTTGCATAGATACTTACGACGGCAAGGTTTGGAAATACATTCCAAAAAATACTGGCAAGAACGTCTTGTTTTGGAATGTCGGCAAAGAGCCAGTGCTGAATGATCCTACGATCTACGAACGCGTAAATAGTTACCGCGATTGGCCAAAAAATGATGTACAATATAGAACACTTGATATATAAGGGATAATATGAAAACTCTTATTACATCTCCATTCACACCCGTATCTTCTAACATCCATTCGCATCGAGCTGCGCAAGCTGCCATCTATGCAGAGCAAATCTCTGTAGAGAATGGCGGATTGGTTCATCTCGATCGAACTGGTGATATTCATCATGACATCAATTCGTTTGATAGCATCTATGTGTATCATGGCAACGATTGGTTCGGTTCTCTGAATCTCTTCGGTGGTATGAAAAATTACGGGAACATCGACAACCTAATTCGATTCTCCAAAATTGATAAAACCAAAAAAGTCTATTCCCTTTGGATCGATCATCCAAAGTACAGCGAGATGCTCGAGCCTCGTCTGAATGGTGAAATCCATCCTGACTGGCATAAGGTCGATTGGGAAAACCTGAAGTATATCGAAAACAATGCCATCACAATTCGAGAGATTGAGATCGTAAATCGTGCAGTGGCTGGTGACAGCCATGCCATTTGCATGTATCGTCCTGGCTGGTTCGTCAACTCGGTTCCTTTCAAGACTTTACATGGCGCACTCAGAGAAGGCCTACAAACTTTCATTCAGCCTCACCACGAGATTGCTGAATTCTATTTCGGTAACATCGACGTACGCCACCATCTCTGTCGTCAGCCTGATCCTGAAGCGGCTACTCGAGATTTGGCGAATAGATACTATACACAACTCAGCAGCCTTGATCTGGCCAAGGTCTATGCATACGAGTTGCTTCCTATCGAACATGAATCGCGAGTCCTTCCAAAGACTGGATACTATAAAGGTACTCCGTTCTATGGTTCATGGGAAGATCGCAACAGATGTCGTCTGATCTTTAAGGATGAGATGAGAAAGCTGTGTGCTCGCGGCAGTGTCAACTTCATCGAGTGGGTTGATCCACTTCTCAACGATAGAGGTGAGCTCGACTTTGAATGCATGGAAAAGCCAAAGTCTGTGCATCTCTCCCGTAATTCATATCCGCATTGGCAAGGCCGTAAATGGAGCGGCCTGTCAGAAAATAAACCTGCAACTCTCGAGGACTTTTTTACATAATGAGCAAAGATAATTTTATTCCTGGTTTGCCAACGAAGCATCTCATCGATTATAAATACAATGAAGGCGAATCTCTGAAGGAGATCCAGTCTTATATCGATGCTACTTACGATCAGCATTATTCCCGAAATAAATTTCAAGCAACAGAATTCATCATTGATGCTGGTCATGGTACTGGTTTCAATATTGGGAATATGATGAAGTACACGCAACGATACGGTCGCAAAGGCGATCCTGCCGAATGGCGAAAGGACCTTCTGAAGGTTATCCACTATGCAATTATGCAACTCCACGTCCATGACACTGAAAATAAGGATTAATTATGGGTATTGAAATTAATGTTCCAATGGAAGAGCTACGCAAGCGCAAGCTCTTTATCGCCGCACCAATGTATGGCGGCCAATGCGCAGGTATGTTTACACGTTCGATTGCAGATCTCTCTGCACTCTGCACACACTACGGAATCCAAGTCAGATTCTACTTCTTGTTTAACGAGTCTCTGATTACTCGAGCACGCAACTACTGCGCCGATGAGTTCATGCGTTCAGGCGATACACACTTGATGTTCATCGACTCTGATATTGGATTCAATCCGAATGACGTGATCGCGCTACTTGCTCTACAAAATCCTGATCCATCAGTAGATAACTACGACATCATCGCTGGTCCATATCCTAAGAAGTGCATCAGTTGGGAAAAGATTAAGCTTGCTGTCGATAAGGGCATGGCTGACGAAAATCCAAACGATCTTGAAAAGTTTGTTGGTGATTACGTCTTCAATCCAACAGGTGAAACCCGAGAGATTGCTCTTGGTCAACCAGTCGAAGTACTTGAATCCGGAACTGGATTCATGATGATTCGCCGCCAAACTTTTGAGAAATTTCAAGAAGCTTATCCTCAGCAGTTCTACAAACCTGATCACGTTCGTACAGAACACTTCGATGGTAGTCGTGAAATCATGGCTTACTTCGATACGCCGATCGATCATAAGCGTACGAACATCAATGCCGAGCTTGAAGAATACTTGAAAAAGAATCCAAAAGCAAAAGCAAAAGAGATTGTAGACTTTGTGAAAGATCCGAACAATGGTTTGATCAAAGATTACTCGAAGCGCTACCTCTCTGAAGATTACATGTTCTGTCAGTGGGTTCGCAATGCTGGTATGCATGTATGGCTTTGCCCATGGATGGAACTGAAGCACGTTGGTTCGTATGTCTTTGGTGGTTCTCTACCAGATATTGCACGTATCGGTGCAGCTGCAACTGCAGATCCTTCTGCACTCGGTAAAAACAAATAATGGTGTACAATTAATACAATCGTTGGTATATTGAATATTCCGAACATATGGAGATTTATTATGAAATTAGATAATGATACGTTGCAAGTACTCAAGAACTTCTCGGCTATTAACAAGAACATTATGTTCAAGCCTGGAAATGTGATTCGTACTATTTCGAGTACAAAATCTGTTCTTGCAAAAGCAACAATTAAACAAGACTTCGAGAAAGGTTTTGCCGTATATGACCTCTCACGGTTTATCGGCACTCTTTCCTTGTTTAATGATCCTGAGATTGAAATCAAGGATTCGTACGTAGAACTCATCGAAGGCAACAATCGGTTTCAGTACGCTGTCACTGATCCTTCGCTGATCATCGTTCCACCAGATCGTGAGATTGAATTGCCCAATCCTGAAGTCAACTGCTTGATTTCAGAAGAAGCACTCAATCGAGTGATGAAGGCTCTGGCAGTTTCTCAGCTTCCTGAAATCGCCATCGTTGGTAAGAACGGCAAGATCTTGCTTCAGGCTGTCG